CACGCATTGAAACAGAATTATAAAAAGAATTTAAAACAGTAGTTATTGGACATCCAGAGGGTTGAGAATGTGTCCACATATAAAAAATATTTTTACACAAATGAATTGAATTATAAACTTCACTAAAAAGAACTCTGCGGATAGTAGCATTTTCTTCACCATCATTATAAAATTGATTAATAACATCTACAAATTTTCCTACAATACAAGAATTTAAAGTACCATCAAAAGTTGAAAAATCACCAGCAATTACTTTCTTACCTTTACGTTGTAAATATTTAGCAGTACGAGCCCAATCCGGAGACCAGGTGTTCGTACCAATCGATTGTTCATTAAAAATTCTATTTTCCATAACATGAGCCATAAAACCTAAAAAATATTGTCTAAAAACTATAGTATAATCCATAGGGCCATTCGCAAACACACGCGTCTTTCCAGCTTTCACTTTCTCAATTGGTCGACGTTCATCTTTCAGAGTATCAACCCACACACACGGCATACGCATATTATTTTTAGCTAATTCTATTCTATCTAAGCATTTTTGTCTAACGTCTTCATTAAAAATATAAGCATCACTACCTAACCATTGTTGTTTACCTTTAGAGCTAGCTTTACGAAAATTAATCCAGGGGTAACCAGGGGACGAACTACGATTTAGGGGTTCCATATAAAAAGAATCATCACTACCTTGAATAGCTTCTTCAAAAGTCAATACACGTCTTAATTCAGGTCTAATATTTTTAAATAACAATTTTCTAACATCTAAAAGAGCAACACTAATTTCACGTTCGGGAATAAAAGGGGTATCCATAGCAGCTTTAGTTAAATTCATACGTTTAATATCTATAAGTTTACCATTAATTTCAGTATTTCTTAAATAAGCAGGCATAGTTAAAGGGTCACACAAAGTTCCACTCACACACGATTCACGCAATTCAGATTTTGAGGCTTCAGCAGGGGGATCATTACAAATAGCACCAGGGTTAAACTTAATACTAGGGACCATTTCCTTAATAGCACTAATAAATTCTTCGGGACATTCTAAATTAATATTAAATAAACTACCTTTATATAAATCTAAGTCTAATAAAATTTGATGTTGAACAGGTATTTCTAACAAAGCACGTTTTAAATCCATTTGAGACACACTCTCAGCAAAACAATTTCCATCACTCGCTCCAGCAACATGTATCCCAGCAATCTTACGTAAAACTTTACTTTCATTCACAATCAAAGGACTACCACAGTCTCCAGCAATAGTATTTAATTTATATACAAGTCCTTCACGCAACGTCATTCTTTGAAAACCATTTGGCATACTAGCATCATTTAAAAACAATTCATTATCTACAGCATTAGCTTCGGAATTTCCTAAGATAGTTGGTAACATCATATTAAGGGGTTTATTATATCTAAGAGCAGGCAACGCAACATCAGCAGCTTTCCATTTACCCATTTCCACACCAGTTGTAAAATGTTTAACAATATCACTATGACTATGAATATAAGAACTATCAACATACATTAAGCAAGCTTCTTTAGTACGACCCATAAAGTCAGTTATTTGAACAAATTTTAAAGCATTAGAAGGAATATCAAATTTAACCTTAAAAGCATTAATTAAACTAATCTTATCATAAAAAGTAAAAGCACTCTTGACATGAGTTGGAACAAGAGCAATTCTTCCACGCACAAACAAACAATTCATCACTTCACGCAGTTCTTCACCTTTATAACCTACAATACGATATAAATTTCCTAAAATACGATTACTAATTAAAAGTTGAGCAGTAGTATCTTTCCACATATGTAGTTCAGCATCTATCTCATTAGTTTCAAATTTCAAATTAGGTTTAGCACGAGTTATATTATCACCAGAATGATTTCCTTCAATTTTAATAGCAGGTTTGGATTTAGTTATATTATCGCCAGATTGGTTAGCTTCGATCTTAATTATGGGTTTAGCTTTAGTTACATTATCTCCAGAAGGATTACCTTCGACTTTAGGAATAGGGAATTTAAAAGCAGTTTCAGCACAAATAATTTTAGGAATATGAAAATGTTTATCTTTAATATCTTTCAAAACTTCTAACTCAGCTTGTTTACATTTAGTTATATATACATGGTTATGTTTAGTATTCTTAATAGCATCTAAATCTACATCACTTAAAACTAAACTATCATTAATATTTATAGGAATTTGGTTAATATTATCATATTTACTATCATCTTTCTCTTCATCAGAACTAAAAAGCCAGTTCCAACCACCAACTAGAGCAAATCCAGCAACAATCACACCTAAAACACTTAAAACAGAAGCCATGGGATGGGCTTTAACAGTATTTACTAATCTAGTTACATAATCAGAAGCAGCAGTCATAAAATTTTCTTTAACCTTAACTAATCTATCTACATACATATTACGTTTTTGATATAAAACAACATACTTTCTATAAACAGCATCTAAACATTCATCAAAATCATTAAATTCTAACATCACTTCACCACTAAGTTCTTCCATAATATTATTACCATCAGCATCATATAAAGGGATTTGATTCAAAAGGATTTTACTAACTTCACTACGAGGAATAGGTTCTAAAGTATAACTTCCACAATCTCTAACAGGTCCAATTTGGAATTGAACATCTTCTAAACATACATCTTTACCAGTAGCAGGATCAATAATACTCAAAACAGACTTGGGGCGCACAACATTAACAATCATATCTTCTCTAACATTTGGATATTTAACATCTTTATCAGGATGTTCGTTCACAGCATACTTACTTAAATAATTATTTAAATTTTGACTACCAAAAATACGTTCTTTCATACTAGCAACACACATTTCACTAAATTCTTTATAATTTAATAATTCACCAGTAGGTAAATCAGTATCAGGATCTATAATTTTAAAACAATAAACTTGAGTAGCAATAGGCACTTCTCCAAACTTAGCTCTAACTTTAGTAACATCTAATCTAGTAACCATACCTCCAGTTGAATTGGAGTAAACACTTTTAGCAAATTCAGGAAGAACACACACTTCAGCTTTATGAGTAACACGTCGATTAACAGCATCAGGATGAGTAAGAGATTGTATATTTTGAACACCAACATTTGAAGACAAAATCATAGCTTTGGAAATTAATTTGGCTTTTTCTTTCTTATTAATATGGGCAACATGAAGAGGATAAGGGGAAATATTAGCAGCACGGATTATTTCAAAAAATTCAATATTAGGGGTTGTTGAACTATCTTTTAACTGACCGAAATCATCATAAATTAATATATTTTGACCATTATAACCATCCCAAAATTCTTGTTCTACATTACGAAAATACACATGTTTAGTAAAATTTTGACGTTCTTCTACAGGGGCATCACTCATTAAAACTTTATTCAAATCAATAGCTAAAGGCCAAGACACACCAGATTTACCTACACCAGACTCACCAAAAAGCCACACAATAATAGGGGAAATACGAGGACGATTACCAAAAGCACCAGAAGTTTCACACTTTTTAAAATATTCAGTTAAAAGTTTCATATGTTGTTCAAAAGGAAAGCGTATTTTTTCAGAAAGGCGTTTATTACTTATTTCAATCGAGAATTCTAGTCCTTGTTTATAAAGTTCTTCTACATACAACAAAAATTGAGGATCTTCATTCAAACGTTCAGCAGCATCTTTTTCATTTACACGATTTAAAAGAGAACGGACTTGATCAAACCAAAGTCCAATATTAGCAATTACAGTTTTAAGTTCTTCAGCATCATCTAAACCAAGGACATCTCCTTGAAACCATTTCATAACAGCAGCACTCGTTTCAGTCAACGCACTTCTTAACATTTTAATACCAGTAAGATTTTTACCTAATTGTCCTAAAAATGAAATAGCTTTTGCAACATCTAAAAATTGACCAGTGACTTTATAAAACAAAGAAAATAATATAATAACTAAACCGGAAGCAGCAATTTGTGATTTGCCAAGCAAATCAACAGCAATGTCAGAAAGACCAGATTGAAATTGAACAGCAGGAGATTTAATATAATCAAATAAAGATTTAAAACTATCTAAATTAACACCACAATCTATAGCAAAATTAGTTAAATTTAATACAAAAGAAGCAATTTTCATTCCAGGTTTGGCTAAATACACATTAATAAGAGACATAAACAAACGTCGTAAATCAGTCATCCAATCACACTTACCAGCTATATTTAACAAAGGAGTAAACATTTTATTTACAGAATCTAATAAACCATTTACTAAATCTAAAGAAGTACTAACTCTATCACTAATTCTATTAACATGTTTAGAAGTAACTAAGGGCATTCCAATAATAGGTATAGAACCTATTCCAGCATCTAACAAAACATTCTTATTAAAACCTTTAAAATAATCACTAACACCTTGAAATTGTACATTTATATTTTTACTTAAAGTTCTACGATTACATTTAGTATTTACAGGTAATGGTTTAGGCAAATTAAATTTAAAATTATTTTTCTTATCTTCTAATTTATCGGCATTCACACGTTTAAAATAATCATTCTTACAAGCATCTTTATAAGTAGGTCCAGGATTTTGTTCTATATCACCACAGCAAATTAATTCAAGCAGTCTACGACACAAAGCAAATTCAGTATCATTAAAGGAATTTATTAAAATTTCAAAAGGAGTAAAAAGAGCAACACTAGCATTATATTTAGTAACAAAACGTAAAGTCTTTATAGTAGTTCTAATAGAATAAGCCATTGATTTTAAATTCATATCTAAAATAAAATTATAACTAGTTGAAACATCAGACAAAACAGGTATTAAACATCTTAAACCACGCACTAATTCAGTAACAGCATTATTTAAAGCTTTAATTTCTACATCATACGCAGTATCATCTTCTAAGTAAATAGTTGTATTATTAACTTCACATAATTTATTATCAATTAAAATTTTATCTTCAATAAAAGAAATAGCAGAATTAGAATTTAAAAAAGGCAAAAATACAGGGGGTACACGATTAGTCCAGTAATAATGAAAATCTAAATTATCAGAAAATCCTTCATCATCAGAATCATCAACAGTAGGCACGATTAAAGGGAGAGGGCGTTCTAAATTTAAAAATCTATTTCGTTCTAAGTGAAAATCATTCATAAAATCAGGTTGATTAATAGCAATATCAAAATTCATAGCAGAGTTTTCGTTATCATTGTTAAAGTTTTCCATGCAATAGCGTCTGCCACCTTAATATCCGCTCCGACACGGGAACTAAACATTCACAAAAGGTTTCCTATTATTTATGAGTTCCTAAGACATGACTAGGTCGACTCACAAATCTAGTAAATTACTACCATTTGCAGTTTAGGGAGAGGGCAAACACCCCTACCTCCAATTGAATATATTAAGGCTCTGTCAAATTTAAGGCTCGCAGATCCAATAAACACATAATGTAGTTTCAAAGTACGTTCAAATACTCTTACTAATAAAAATGTTACGTTTACCAGTTCATACAACATCATACTACTAACAGCACACGATTCGCACGCATACTGTCAAAAGAGGTTAATCAAATAAATCAATATAAAGGTCAAGTCAAGTGTATAAGCATATGGGTTGTCATAAGTACGATTCTAAAAAGAAAAGGCAATAAAATATCGCCCTACAACTCTGAGTAACTTTCAACGAGAAGTAGGAAAATATTCAAGATACATTAATAAAGGAATATTATTTAAAAACAAAACAAATCTGTGTTTGGGTTATGTGAAGAGGCTATCCGCTTACAATATAAAATAGTTACATAGTAACAACATTGTATTAATCTCACTTATATTAGAGATATCGCTCGACTTCCAGGGTCCATATCAAGTGAAGCTATCAAGGTCCGCATCCATCAAATCTGACGTATCCTAATCACACTTAGCGTCAAAATTCATAAAATTTTTAAAATTCAATTTATTAACATATATACACATTCACAAACATAAATAAACATATACAAACAAAAAGGGGTTTGCCGCTGAAAGCCCGCGGCGCTCTGAGACCCATTTTATTTAACGTCAAACAGGAAAAAAGACGTCAAAAC